GCTGACCATGCGCCTTGACGAATGGCTTGGTTAACTTGTCTGAGTGTAAAAAGACCTTGTGCCATATATCCTCAGAATGTAATTGTTCCAGATGCAATGAACTTGTACACGCGCCATGCGCCTGTGACATAGGTTTCTGGTGATCCAGTTGTTGATGTAGCAGGGGCTAAGTAAGATGGGTAGCGTAGGATTACGATTCCAGAGCCACCCGGTGCGCCAGCGGAAGGAGATGAACCACCTCCACCACCACTACCTGAATTTGCTACCGCATTGGTAGAAAAAATACCGTTATATACACCACCATTGCCGCCACCCGCAACGCCTTTTCCTATACTAGCTTCTGGATAACCTGCTCCACCACCACCACCTGCATATTTAATTTGTGAACCAGAAATTGAAGAAATAGTTCCTGTTCCACCCCAGCCGCCAGCACCCGTTGTTGTAGAGTTACCAATTGAACCAGAACCACCTCCACCTCCACCTCCGCTGTATGCTGTAGTTGATGTGTTACCACCGGCATATCCTTGCCCAGCCGTTCCAGCACCCCCAGTATTTGTTGCCCCACTAGTCCAATCGCCCGCCCCACCACCAGAGCCACCTGAATTGCCGTTTGTGCCACGATCTGCGCCGTAACCACCACCAATTGCTGTAATGCTAGAAAAAACAGAGTTACTACCATTTGCGCCAGAAGAACCACCAGCACCTACAGTAATAGTCAATGCAGAACCTGAAGTTACGGAAAGACCTGTAGCAGTCAACAAACCACCTGCACCGCCACCACCACCTTGAACAGCGTTAGCTGGTGAAGGGCCACCGCCTCCACCGCCAGCCACGACAAGATATTCCACCGCTGTGACAGGGTAGTTAATGCCGTTTAAACCGGCTGAGAGAATCCCGCCCGTATATCGAAGTCCCATAAGAACCTCCGATTAGGTGATTTCTTCAAAGCTAATCGTTGCAACCAAGTCACCAGCCGCACTAGCGATTGCGCCAATTGATTGATTCTCAAGCAAATAGAACGTAGTCGTTTTATCAGTCACAATTAACGAAGCATCTGGGGGGACTGAAATAGTCGAAGCAATTGCAATCGCTGTTCCACCTAAAGCCGCCGCAGAGTAAATGTTGACCGTGATGTCAGCCGCAGATGTGCCATCAATGTTGGCAATCACAATCGAGTTGATCTTGAAGACCTTATTACTAGATGCGGCGTTTGAAGCTAGTTGCGTTGCGCTTGTGCCTACGGCAACAGAGAGCGAGTTACCAACAATGCTGGTGACGTTAACAATATTTGGATTTGCCATGGTGGTTCCTTACAGACCGAAAATGAGTGAAAAGGCGATAGCTTGACCTTTTGTTGCGCCCGCAGATGGAGTCGCAAAAGTAAGATTGCCAGCGCCATCAGTTTGAATGACTTGGTTTGCTGAACCATCCGCAGTGGGGTACTTTAAGCCAGCAGGGTTGTTCATGATGCGCTTGACAGTGCCTGATGCGTTTTCGGCGTACAGAGCCATGTCGGTGTCGGCGATGTTGAAGCCGAGTTCCCCCGGCAACAAGTTAGCCGCCAACGGCACAGCCGCCCCTGTCGTCGTGCGATAAAGCTGAATAGGTGTAAAGCCTGAAGCCGCCATAGTGTTACCTCAAATTCTCAAGTTTGTACAAAGTCTTCATGTGCAAGCCCGTGAGTTCATCAATGATGTTCTCTAGCGCAGGCACATTCTTGGCTATCTTTTCACGATTCTCGGTCAGCCAAATTATATCGTCGTGAATCATTTTTGTCGTGTTTTCAACGCTACCCTCGACCTCGCCAACAAGTCCAAACCCACCTTGGTAGGCTTCGACATACTTGTCCAGTGAATCGATCACTCCATCGTAGTATTCGTTTAGCGCTTGGTGCTCTGAGAAACTGTTAGTCTTCCAGTGCCTGATGTGTGTGGCATTACGCGCTTTGAACATGCGGTCAATGAGTTCTTCAACCATTAGAATGTGCCTCCATTGATACCACCCCATGCAGGAGCACTTGCGCCAGCAGATGTCAATACCTGACCAGCCGTGCCAGCAGAAGTAAAGGCATAAGCAGTTCCAGTTCCATAAGCCGCACCACCTGCTGTAGCAGTAGCAGTTGAGTTTGTGCCACCATTTGCTATAGCCAATGTGCCAGCAAGAGTAATAGCTCCAGTGGTAGCAGTTGCTGGAGTTAAACCAGTAGTGCCACCAGCAAACGATGTCACACCAGCCGCTGGAGCCGCCGCCCATGACGCTGTAGTTCCATTAGATGTCAGTAGGTAACCATTAGCGCCAATGCCCAAACGAGTTGCGCTGTTTGTGCCATTTCCAAGGATCAAGTCACCAGTTGAGGTGATAGGAGACAAAGCATTAAACGCCGCAGATGCTGTGGTCTGTCCAGTGCCACCAGATGTGATGGCAAGAGTCGTAGACAGTCCAGCCGCAGTGCCTGTGGTGTTTTGATTGAGCGTAGGGACATCAGATGCTTGTATGGTGTTCATCACCACATTTGTGCCATTGCCACGCAAATATGATCCACTTGTCACCGCACCAGCAAAAGCGTTCATTGCCGCTTGAGCAGTTGTCTGTCCTGTGCCACCAGAGCCAATAGCAAGAGTTGTAGACAGTCCAGCCGCAGTGCCTGTGGTGTTCTGGTTCCATGTGGGAATAGCGCCAGCCAAGTCTGCGTAAGCAATACTGACAACACCAGTTTGACCGTTGACAGAACTGACCAAGTTAGTCTGGTCGATCTTCTGCCATGTTGATCCGTTAAAGATAGCCCAGTCACCAACTTGCCAGTCAGTCACGCCATTCAGATTGGTCGAGCCAGCAACAGAAACAATATAGTAGTAACCGTTTGTGCCTGTGCTAGAAACCAGCGTAGGAGTATTAGTCGACGCATTCCATGAACCTTGATAAGACAAGCCACCAGTAAAACTTGCAGTTGTGGCGCTTGTAACCACACCTTTGGCGTTTACAGTGATTACAGGAATTGCTGTGGACGAGCCATAAGTGTTAGCACTTACGCCAGAAGCTGGAAGGTCTGCGTTGACCAATGAGCGGAAACCAGTTGGTGCGGCGGCTCCAGCGGCAGGGCCAGCGTAGACCACATTGGCAGACTGGTCTGACACAATCAGAGCAGAACCCCATGTGGGTGCTCCTGCACCACCAGACACTAGAACTTGACCAGCAAGACCGACAGGCCCGATGTACAGTCCATCAGCGCCAGACCAGACAATAGCACCAGCGGCAGGCGTAAGGCTCCTTGCTGTACCACCATTGCCTAAACCAAGAAGATTGTCAACTTGGTCATCAGCAGATAAGTCAACAGCAGGGTGCTTGTGATCGCTTCGAGCAAGGGTGTTTGCCGCGCCTGCTGAGCCAGTTTGGAAACCAGCTTGTGGTGCAGTTGCGCTATAACTTGCGGCAAGGGTGACATTGCTACTTAGAAGTCCACCACCTGTCAAACCATTACCAGCAATCACCTGTGTGCTTGTAGGCACATAGCCTGAGATAGCCGCAGGGATTGTCGTAGCCGCAGTAACTCGACCTGTACTGTCAACAGTGAAAACAGGAATATTCGTTGCGTTACCGTAAACGCCAGAAGCCACGCCAGTGTCTGAAAGCAGTGTACCGTTAACGCCTTTTGGAGCCACGCTCAAAGTGACATTGCTTGTTAACTGTCCACCACCAGTCATGCCAGTGCCTGCGATGACTTGGCGGCTTGTGGGCACGCCTGCAACGCTGAGCAGATCACCAACACGGATTTGGTAGTTGTTGCCCTGATAGACGATCATCATCAGGCTGTTTTCATCAGCCACAGGAGCAACAGGTAATTGCGTGATTCGCGTAGGTATTAGATTACTTGGGACATCAGACATTTAAAACTCCAAATAGCCATTACCGTCTTCAGTTGTGAAGAATTCGTCGCCTGCTTCTTGTATCACACCAGCAGGGCGGGTGTTGATGGGGGTGTCAGGGCGGTAGAAGGGCAGTGTGATTTTATCAGGGGCGCGGGGAGCTAAGCGGTAGGGGTCGTAGTCGTCCACATCTTCGCGGCAGACCATGAGCCCGGGGTAATTCGGGTCGCTCTGCAACTCTGCCATCAGGAACTTGCGCGAACAGCGTGCGCAGATCGCAATGCCGTAGGTCGCTTCGCCTGTGGGGTCAAGGAAGTAGGTCATTTGGTGTAGACCCCGATGCCCGGGTTAATTTGGATCGACGACCCATCATTGTCCCCATCCCACGCTCTCTGCACACTCATCGCCGCTCTTTGCTCGAGCACTGGCACTAGCGCCGCATCCACTGAGGGAGTCTCTGCCGCCACCTTAGACGCAAGCCCATCCACAATCGCTTGTAGCCATCTCTGAGGCACTTCTACATCCTGCTGGAGGTTCTCTGTGTCCATGATCTGGCGATGCCGCCACAGCACTAACTGAGCAAGCTCAGAGTAGTCTGCGGGGGCGGGCCACAGGTTGACAATCGGGCGTGGAAGGTCGCGTTGATACCAGAAGGTGGCTGGGCGACCGGGGAACACCTTGTTGCTCTGATTCACATACCCATCTCGGTTAAGAACACCAAGCGGGATTTCTTGTGGCAGGTTGCCCATCGTCACCCGTGTGAGCGTCATAGGCAAAGTCGATGTAAACCTAAAGTATTGGTAAGGCAAAGCACCTGAAATATCCGTCCAAGTGATCTCTCCAGCCGCCGCCGTTGTTGATTGCGTGCCAACAGTTGTCCAAGTAGTACCATTTGCGCTAACTTGGAAGGTAATTGGCACTGCCGCCGCTCCCCACTTGATCCCAACTGTGTCTACAGTCGTTGTAGTGGTGAAATTTACGGTGTAAGCAGTGGAAGTCGTGGTCGTCGCACCAGATAACTGCTGAATTTGACGGTAATTCAAGTTCAACACATCAACAGTGCCCAAAGGAAGGGTCACAATCTGCTGATTTTGGTACATTGGCAAGATTACATAGTCAATACACCAGCTAGGTGTACGAATATTCGCCAATTCTGACAAAAGAAGGTAAAGGGAGTCGAGCGCGTAGCTCTGCATCTCGCCTGTAATGGCTTGAGCAGGCAATCTACAGCGCCTGAAAGCGTGATCTACGACTTTCAGCGCATTAAATGTAGTGCCGCTCACATTACCAGAAAAAGCCATGCTAACTCCGCTTAGTAGTCAGGATGCCCGCTGATCCAGCACGCTCTAATTGACGAAAATTATAGTTTATTAAGTCAGAAAAAACAACTTAACATTTCTTTTTGGAAGCCATGCCGCCTTTTTTGTACATAGCCATCTCATACATGTCAATTGGCTTGCTACCACCACCAGCACCAGTTACGGAGCGGTATTGTTCTGCTTCTTTACCCATCATCTTGTCTTCAGTTGAAGTGGGATTTTTCATTGACTTAGTAGGGCCACCCATGGCGTAGTTCTTCTTGACATTGCCACCCTTTTTCATAGGAGCAATCATGGGTTCACGAGGAGCCACAGGCATTTGACGACGAGGAGCAGTGATACCTAAGCCTTTATCAGCAGGAGGAATCATGCCTTGACCACCACGGGGGCCAATGTTCTTCACAGTCTGCGACTTCATCATCTCTTCTTTTTGCATGCGAGGTGACTCAGTACGCTCGTGCTTAGCCATGGCTTTGCGGCTTGTGTAAGTTTCGCCAGTTGCGGCTTCTTTCACGCCACCACCCTTAGCCATTCTCATGACAGGGCCACCGCACTCGTAGTTGCAGGCTTTTTGGTTGAAATCAAAATCTTTGACATATTGCATTTTTGACATGATTTATCCTTGTGGGTTTGCGTAAGTCTTGATGCACTCAAGAACGATTGTGTACATGTCGCCACTAGAAGCGTCAGCGGTTGTAAACAGCACATTGCCATTAACACCAGTGCCGCCGTTGTTTTGCAAACCACCAAAAGACGAGAAGTCCATCAGATAGTTTGTGTTTTGCGGGATCATCCAAGCGAACACATCAGTCGTTGCATCCCAAAGAATGCGAACTTCCATACCATGCGTTGTTGCGTAGATTTTATTGATCTTCACGCCATTGCAGGCATTGCCAGCAAAGCTAGGATTTAGTGCAGAAGCATTGATCTTGACAACAGCAGTTTCACCTGTGCCATCAGAGATGCTTGTAAATTTCCCAATGAATAATCTTTCGCCATCGAGAAGCGTTTGCGAAGCTACAGCATCAGCCATATAAATCTCCTAAAAATAGGGAGCCGAAGCCCCCAAGGTTATTTAGCTGGCTTGTGTGAATGTGATGCCAGCGGCAACAGCGCAGAAGCCATAGGCAAACCATGATGTGCCATCGCTGATCAAAATAACACGGTCGCCTGCAACAGCTGAACCATCTACAAAAGAGATAGTGTCGTCAGCAGTACCAGTGTCACCAGCAACGCCAGCGGCGTTAACAGCTTGACCTTTGATGATGTTTGCACTTGCGTTAGTAACAACTGTGTAGCTTGCGCCAGAAGGAGCGGCTCCCACAATGAATGTGTAAGTCACACCAGCGGCAGGTGCTGGCAGTGTTGTTACAAATTCAGTTGCTGAACTCAAGAAAAATGTTGTACCACTTTGAGCAGTTGTCAAAGTAGATGCGGCTGTCAAAGTTGTGACAGATGCCAAGCCAGTAACTGAGCCAGTAACATTGCCTGTGAGAGCGCCGATAAAGCCATTAGTTGAGGTGACTGGGCCTGAGAAGGTGGTCGATGCCATGATAGTTCCTTACATGCAAGTGTTGCGCAACCGTCTGCATGTCGTCGGCAAGGGCGTGCCGTCTGTTGCGCGTGGATTAAATGTGCCCAGCAAACACCCCCCTTGCGGAGAGTGTTCACTTGATACTTTAGTTAAAGATCAAACGCCTGCTGTACCGAAGATACCGCGAGGGTCAGTCCAACCGAAAGTATAACGCTCGGTTGCTTTGTAGCGCATTGAATCAGTCTCGAAGTCGCCTTCCATAGACTTTTCCAAACCACGGCGCATTAACAACTTCAAGCCTTCTGGCGCATCAGTCTCAATCCACCATGCAGTGGTTGATGTGATACGAGACAAGTTAGCTTGACCATCAGCCAGCAAGCCCATGGACTTAACAGGGTTGATGTCGTTGTCAGCAGTGCCTGTACGCAACACGCTCTTCAACAGAACTTCGGCTTGGAACACATTAGATGGGCCAGACACGATCTTGGTAGGGTTCAAGCGGATACGCTTGCCGTTGTTGTCAACAGCGTTGCGAATCTGAATGAGCATCTGCTCAAGAGAAGTTTGTGAAAGAGCGGCGGCTGTAGCAAGCTGGTTGCTGAAAGTGCCGTTCACGATTGGGTGAGATGCAGAAACCAAAGATACGCCATCACCACCTGTGTACGCGCTGTTGAAAGCACGGTTCAGGATGTTAGCGCCAAGGGTTTCCTTAGTCTCAATCAGTGACTGTGCCAAGTGCTTGGCATAGGTCTGACCGATACGGATGTGATCACCGTCCTCAACCAAGACTTTGGTCAAGCTGAATGCCAAACCGTAGACTTTGTAGAGGTAGCGTTGCAAGAACAATACGCCACCAGATTGGTAGCTTACTGCCATGCCATCAGGCAACTCGGGAGCCGCGCCGAAACCGTACAAGACGGGTTCTTCGTGGTAGTTACGAGGGATGCCTTTTTGCTCACGGAAAACCATCTTCCATTCATCAGCACGCTGATTGTAAACTCCGTCAAAGACTTCGTTCAGGATTGGCTCAACAACGGATCGAAAGTCCGTACTACGCATTGGGGTAGCCATAATTTAGCCCTCCTTATACCGAGTTCACTGCGGCTTTGTAGTGGTGTTCGTTGATACGAACGGTCACTACTTGATAAGCATCAGTGAGGGAGTCGTTGATTTCAAAACCCAAACCAGTGATCTGGAATTGACCAGAAGTGGCTTGGATGGCGGTCAGGTAAGTGTTGGACAAACCTGTTTGGGTCGAGCCACCGGGGGACGCAACAGTCCAATCACACTCTTCACCGACAGCCGTTTGAATGGTTGTGCCAGCGGAGGGGTTGTTGTACTGAACATCGAACAGTGTTTCAGGATCATCATAGACCCATGCAGTGATCTCTGTACCAGTCGTGCCAGAAGGCCAGAATGGGGAGATCGTTGGTTTACCAGTAGCGTCCAAATACTGTACACCTGCGAAGATGCCCAGCAAAGAAACGCCATCTGTAGTACCAGAACGAGTACCGTCCGAAGTACCAAGTTGAATTACACCGTTGTCGGTTAACTTAACGGGATCACCGCTAAAAATGTTAGCCGCATAGGTGCTCGCGATTACATAGGCTTTAGGGCGCATCTGACCACTGTTGTGGTAAGAGGCACGAAAGCCAAAGGGTGCGCTAGTCGATGACATAGTTGCTCCTAATGGATTAAAAGGTTTCGTCAGGAAAGATCAAAAAGAGCTTCCCGCTGTTGTCCTATTTCCAGATTGCCATCTCCCACAGACAGCTTCGACTTAGATGCACGGGCTTGTTGCTCAAGGAATTCTGCGGTGTCGGTCAATTTCTCTTCCTCACGCAGTGGCGCATCGTGGTGCGCTTCCTTCATGTACGCCTCATAAAGCGACATGGGGAGCTTGAAAGCAAGCATCTCGTTCACCCCAATGAATCCAGACCAGTCGCCAGTCTTGAGAGTTGCGTATTCCCAGCCCGGGATGTCCTCGGGCTTCAACGGCTCATATCCAAGACGGATGCGCATTTGTATAGAGTCACGAGGGTTAGTCGTGGTCAGCCAGCAACAGTGCCAGCCGGGGATTTTTGGCAGATCAGGCAATGAAGACTGAAAAAACTGCTGACGGAACATTTCAATCCGCTCATTCTCGGTCACCTCGCGATTTTCCGTTACGGCGCGATCTGTCATCGCACGCCCCACGCGATTCTCTCCAGCGGATTTCTTAATTCGTTCGTCGGTCATTACTCGCTCCTTTCAGCGATTGAAAAAATTATACGACTTATTTGTTAATTTGCAAATAAATCACGATTTGTTGTTTCTATCATACTCAGCATAGCGCTTCACATACTTCATGCGCAACACTGGGTCGTCCCAAACTCCTGCATCCACAAGGGCTTGCTTGCGGTCTGGGCTGATGTAAATCTCTTTACGAGTAGAAGCTGGCGCGTATTCACGACCTGAACCCACGGTGGGGCCACCTCGTGCAACTCGCTCCTCGCGGTCACCTTTAGGAGCCTTGCCAAACTGCTCTGGCAAGCGGCGGGCAACTCGTGACCGCAACTCATCCCAATACTCTTCGCTTCGAGGATCGTGACCTTCCTTGTTCATGGCTTGGTCAATCGCTAAAACAATAGCTGATCGCTCATCACCACCTTGGGGGTCATACCACTTGTTCTCTTCCAAGAACTCTTTGGCGTGCATCATTGCTCTGTCATCCATGCCTTGTTGGGGCTGGACAGGGCGCTGAGTTGCTTGCTGTTTGTGGTACTTGAGTTGGTTAGCCTTTGCAATAGCTTCGTCGCGGTAACGCATAGCCTGAGCTACATCTTCACCGTTACCAACCTCTACTGCTTTAGCGATCACTCGCTCAGCCATTTGAGCTTCGTTTACCGCTCTTGCAATCTGAGCGTCAATTTGACCTAAGTCGCTTTGGAAGGCTCGTTGTTCTTGAGCAGACATTCTGCGCTCAAGTTCATCATTGCGTTTACGGAGGAAGTCCAACTCCACTTTGTCGCGGGTGATGGCTTTGTCGCGGCGCTCTTTGCGTTCGAGCTTCTCGAGTCGTCTGCGCTCACGGATGGCTTCTCGCTCTGTGTCATTGCCATCGTCTTCATTTCTGGCAACTCTGTCGTCACCACTATCGTCGTCATTGTCATCGTCTATTGGTTTGTCTTCGACAATAACTATGTCGTCTATTTCATTCTCAGGACGCTCGTCCGTTTCTTTCAATACTTCAGCCATAGATCATCTCCTTTCAGATGAATGCTCG